AGTTCCAGCGATGATTGGGTGGTCAGTAGCACAAAGCTCCTTACCATCACCACCTGTAAAGCTTGAATCAAACGCATTGTTTAATACGTTTGCAGCTTTAACTTGCTTAGCATTTGCCATAGATCTAGCTAATGCTTTTGTATATCTAGACGCAAGTCTGTCATACAAGTTATCCTCAATCGCTTCTTCAGTGATTGAGAACGCTAAAGCAAGTGTCTCGTGTGTGTATCTAGCAGTGAAAGTTTCTTGTGCTGTATCGAAGTTAACACTAGATCCTTCAGGTTTTACTGAAGCATTAGCGAAACCAGATAACATCACTTCTTCTTCGAAAGCTCTATCAGAATTTTCTATATCGAAAATTTGAGTGTGCTCATCTGCGTAGTTTTTATATTCCAGGCCAAATAGTGCATTTAAACCTGGCTCTAGTTCTTTAACTAGTTGTGCTCTTGATATTGCCATAATTTATACTCCTATTATAATTATACGCCTGTTGTTAATTTAAATACATGTTCACCAGTATTGAATACAACATATGCATTCGCATTTGCTGAACTTGTATCGCTGTTTTCTGGATCTTTTGAAATACCGATTTGTTTGAAACCGCCAGATGTTCCAGAAGTTGATGTGTCAATTTCTGAAGTTGATTGTCCAGAAAGAGTGCTTCCACTCGTTCCAACAAAATCAAAAGCAGAGTTGTTCATCGCCGCTGTTCCTGTTTCATCATGCTGTGCTTCATAAACGATATAAGGATCCGCATACACTGTAGCTACTATGTCTGAAGCGTTTGTGCTTGCAGGATAGAAAGCTTTAAATGTAGGTTTACTTGATGATGGGTCAGTGAAGAAACAACCACCGAACACACCTAATTGTTGAGTGTCCCCAGCTGCTGCTTGCTCAATACCACCACCGGCTACTGCTTCAACCACTTGACCATTAAAAATGGAAGTTCCATGGTTAGCTGCAATAGTATATTCTTCAGCTCTGATTTTTCCACCTGTAAGATGTCTTGTAGGTTTAAAACCAAAAGCCGCGTCTTTATTAGCCATAGTATTATCTCCTTATGTACCTGCCCCGAAGGGCCTCCAGTACGGTTTAATTTATTCGTTGGATAGGAATCGTTAAAAAATTAACTTTTCTTTGTACCACCGAAGGTTACACGAGTCTGTCGATCACTATTGATCGGCATACTTGGATGCTGTTCCTTCATTAAATCGTTTTCGATCGCGTCATTTCGTTCTTGAGTTTGTTGTCTAAAATACTCTTCGCGCGACTTAACAATTTCTTCCGGTATCCTTGCCAGCAAAAGGCCGCCAACTCCGATAACTCCTTTGTATTTCCCGTCTTGTACACTTGGATAATCTACTTCAGAATATTCATCAGCTCTCACTAATTCAAATCCTGATCGTAACTTAGCTGACATGTTTGATGTGTCGTCAAAACCCATCGATTCAGCTCTTATCCACCTGTGTTTGTAACCATCTGGCGCGGGTGGAGCATCTAAAGATGATGGTGGAGTCCAAACTTTTTTCTGTTCTTTAACTTTGGTTTGGCTCGCACGGGAGTTTATTTTTTTATCTGTCATATGCTTCTCTCTCCTTCGTGATATTTAATTGTTTCGCATAAAGTTCTAGTGGCACACCTAATTTTTTAGCAATTGTTACTTGAGACGGCGTGAGTCTCACGGTTTTCTGCGACTTGTTATTTACACTTCGCTTTGCTGAAGCTACTGTTTGTGTAGGCTTTGTCGATGCCGTTGTTTCAGTTTTACCAAATTTATGCGGGAAGTCAAGTCTCATACGCTTATCAATTTCTGCATAATACTCATCAGATTGAGCGTCAAATCCTTCTTCCTCGGTTAGTTTTTTATGTAAATCAAATGCAGTGTAAGTCATAGCACTATCTTGGCCAAACCATGGGTTTTTCTCAGCCCATTCTTCAGCTTTTGGATCAGGTGCTGTAGACTTAGGAGCTATTGCTTGATCTAAAGTTGGCGTTCTAACAGTTTCTTGTGGAGCTGTTTCAGCTTTCTTTTTAAGATTAGCAACTCTTGCTTCTTCTACACCTAATCTAGCTATCATCTTTTGTGCATCAACTTCAGCCGCTATATCTCCAGCTTCTCTTGCTTTTGCTAAAGCAGCTTGTGCAGCTTGCAACCCAGATGTCACTCTGCCTTCCATTGCAGTTACATAGTTAGGTTCTATAGTTTTTAATTTAGTCTGCAAACTTTCTTGCTCTATTTTAACTTTTTGAGCCCACTCTATTGCAGCCTCTTTTTGACGTTCTGCTTCACGCCATTTTTTAGTTAGCTTTGCAATTCTTTTTTGCACTCCTTCACTATATTCCTCTAATTCTTTTTTCTTGTCTTCTGTTTCTTTTTTTACTTCTGATTCTTGTTCAACTTTTATTTCTTCTTTAGGCTCTGTTTCTTCGACTTGTATTGTTTCCTTTGGTTCTTCTACTTTTTTATCTTCCTCAAGATTAACTTCTACTTCCGGTCCGGAAGTGTCTATGTCAACCATGGGTTCTGTTTTCTTTTCTTCTTCTGGCATAGTTTACTCCTTCTATGTTTTAATATTGATGAAATATATCTTCAGGGTTTTCAATGGTTGCTAATATTTCATCGTCGTTTAGCAATCTTACTTCCCCACCATCTATCTGAATACGAGATCCAGCGTATCTTGCAAAGACAACCCAATCACCTTTTTTACACCAAGGCCCCTCTGGATATCTTTCTTTATCATAACATTGATCTCCTAATGCAACGACTAAACCACATTGAGATGCAACTTGTTGTCTTTCAATAGTTACATCAGACATGATTATCCCGCCTTTAGTTTTCTCTTTCATTTTAAAAGGTAAAACTAAAAGTCTCCATCCAGTTGGTTTAGGTAATTTAGAAGATTCTTTTTTAGATAAGTCTTCTTGTTTTTTATTTTCGTTCTTGTCTTGCTCTTCGTATTTTTCTTGAAGTGCAAGTTTAACTTTTGGGACCTCTTGAGTTGAGGTCGATAACTGTTCCTTCTTCATCTTTTTGCTCCTTATTGTCTAGCAGGTTAGAGATTTCCTGTAACATTAACTGATATGTTCTAGCTTGTCCTAACATATACTGATATTTCTCCATGTTGTCAACACCACCACTAATTAGTATGTCTCCAACTTTTTGAAGATTGTCTCTCATTAATCTTTGCATCTTAGATACAATTGTTAATCCATCTTCCATTATAAAACACTCCTTTCAGGTTGAAAGTCTTCTAAAACTTTTAACTTTTCTTGAGCATCTGCTATTTTTTGTACTTGTTTATCTATTTCATCAATGTGTTGTGGATGTTCTCCTATACCCACAGAGTTTTCTAAATAGATTGTTATTGTTGCATCGGCTTCAGCTATTTGTGCGTTATATCTAGCTTCAAGCGCTTCTAGTATTGCCTTTTTCATTTTTTCTTATTGCTTCCTTTCCTTTCTTAAATATAGCAGCGACTTTATTTTTTTTCATAACTTTGGCACGCTGTTCTCCAACAGTTAATATCTGTATTTTTCTAGCAAACGGTTTATTGATACGTTTAACTTTTGCAACAGTAGCACTTGCATCTGCAGGTGTTGCAAATTTTATTTTGACTGTGTCTTTTGGGTTTTCGTCTGTGTATAATCTTCTACCAGAACCTTTTGGTTTTTTACCTGTTCCTGTTTTTGGATCCGCCACGTTTCATCTCCTTAATATGTTTTTTAATTATGTTAGATTGTTTTTTATGTAACTTAGATGCTTTACCTAAAGCTTTAGCTACTTTATTTAGTTTTTTCATATTAACATTTCCATCTTCTTCTTGCCTGACGGATACGTGAGTTAGGATCGTTACGAGTTTTTGCTGAAGCTCTTTTGAGCTGACCTAGTGATCTTGCGCAGTATGATTTTCTACGTTTAGCAGCTTTTGATCCTGGCTTCACTTTACCAGTCACGGCTGTTTTTAATTTAGAACCAGGGTTAAGTCTTCTATAAGCTTTAACTCCAGCCTCTGTCATTCCAGCCCCTTTTTTAGTGGGTCTAAAATTCTTTTTGTTTCTTGCAGGCATTGTGCCCTTTGAATATTCTATTCTTCCACCCTCTGCAACTTCATATCTTTTAGGAGGATTACCTGTATTAAATGTTCCTTTAGGTCCTAAAGGTTTATCAAATTCTACGCCATCTCTCTTATATATTTTTTTCTTTTTTTCTTCGTTCTTTTTTGGACTACCGTTTGAATAATATTTTCTCATTATGCTGTTTTCTTTTTCTTAGCGAATGTTGCTGCTCTACTAGGTGTAGGGCCTGTATTCGCTTTTGCTTGTTTTCGTCTTACGGCACCCGCACGCTGCCCTTTGCTCATCGCTCTTGCTTTTGCAATAGGCACGCATTTTGGATAATTTTTTCTTTTTTCTCCACCACTTCTTCCACACTTCGGGTATGAGCCATCTGATTTTTTGTTTGCAATATCTACCCAGTTCTGTTTGACCCATTCTCTAAGTCCTCCACCTTTTGAGTAATACGTTCTCATTACGA